GAGATCCAGCACAAAAGGGGTAGCGGGTACTTCTACTTCACCAGCATCGAGACGGGCGCATCGGTGGGTGAGTCCGTAATGGTTTGCTACTACGATCACCTCACTATCGACCAATGGGTCAAACAAGCAGAGGAGGCAGTGTCATGAAACCCAAACCACACGGAGGCAAACGCAAAGGTGCCGGACGTAAGAAGGGATCCACCAACCCCAACGCAAAGGGCAGGACGGCAATCACACGAGGGGTCTCCATGCCCGCGCCGGAGTGGGAGAGGCTCGACACCCTCCGCGGTGATCTCTCCCGCGGGAAGTACATCTCCGGTCTGATCCCGTGACCCATTCTTTGGGCTTGCAGGTGTATTGACACCCCAGTACAATCTAATTTTATCAGCAGGTCATTAGATCAAAGACTAATTTATGTCCGTACTAAAAACTCAGCACTCCGAGAAGCGAGTAGGTAAGGGTGATGCCCGAAGAGACTCATTCTCCACGTTCCAAAAGAACTATCCCGATTTGAAGAAAGACCAACCCCTCCGAGGGAAACTCTTCCTGCAAAAGCACACCCGAACCATAACCACATATCCAAACCAACCATGATCGTCCGCGTATCCATCGACCTCACTCTCATCGACAAATCGAGAGTCAAAGACGCAATCCGTAAGAACGGCAAGCCCGCCAAATTTTACGATGCCGTCATCTTCATCAACGACGAACTCGACCAGTACGGACAGTGCGGAACCTTCTGCGAGAGCGTGACCATTGAGGAGAAGAACGCCGGAAAGAAGGGCACCATTCTCGGCAACCTCACACCCACCGGAAAGCAGGCACCTAAAGTTGAACCAGCACCGATCAAAGCAGTGGTCGCCTCCATCGAAGCAGACGACGATCTGCCGTTCTGATGAGTGATCCCGTCAATCATCCGGCCCACTACACGGACAACCCAAAGGGGATAGAGTTGATCGATATGATCGGTCACCTCCCATTCCCCCGCGGTGCTGCCATAAAGTACATCTACCGCGCCGGAAAGAAGGGTGGAGCAGATACCGAGCTTCAAGACCTCCAAAAAGCACTGTGGTTCATTCAACGAGAGATCACTGAGCTGACTTCATGAAGAAAAAGCCATTACTTCCTCGGCAGGAGAAACTTGCAAAGGCTTTAGCCACCGGACTACCTCTTGCTAAAGCAGCAAAGAAAGCAGGTTATTCCGGCGAGAAAACATCTGCTTGTGAGATAGCTAATAAACCCAACGTATCCCAACGAGTCGCTGAACTCAGAGAAAAGAACGAGCAGGTACTAGAGATCAGTCGAGCAGGATTCATCCGTACCATTCATGCGAGGTTTGCCAATGAGGAGAACAGGGACGCGCCGAAGTATGGTGAGATGCTTGCCAAGGCTTGCGGATACAATGAGCCGGAGAAGTTTGACATCACGCAAAGCATGGAGGTCGTGATCCGTATCGGGGGGAAGCAGGTTGAATGACAAATAACTCAACCAACATACGACGAACGGATAACCAATTTGTTGACGCCAACAAAATGAACCCCGATACCATTAACGGCTACTCAAAATATGGGCCCGATGCCTGCCCTCATTGCGGCGATGAAGTCTGTGCGCACCCCCAAGACGACCCTGCATGGAAAGAATACCGTTGCGGAACGGTTTATGGGTATTACCCAAGCGACCTATGCCACGAACGCGAGAAGTCACAGAAGCTAGAGGCCGAGGTCGAGAGGTTGACAAAGGAGCTTGCTGCTTGGGACTATGGCACTCGTGCTAAAAGAGAGCAGGACGCAAGGAAAAAAGCCGAGGCCGAGGTCGAGAGGCTGAAGGGTGAATGGCAAGCTACTGAGGAGGCTCTTCAGCAGATGACTCGTGATGCCATCAATGCTCGTCTATGAAATCTAAAGCCACCATCCCCACCTGCAAGAAGTGCGGCAGTAAGGCTCCGGTGTCAGTGAAGTCCGGCAAGTGCATCAAGTGCGAGAAATGATCTCATGCCCCTCAAGATCAACATCGATCTAGACCCGCGGGAGCAGTTCCTCCCGTTCATCCTACGCAAGAATCGATTCGGGTGCGTTGTGGCCCATCGTCGTAGCGGGAAAAGCTATCACGCGATCATGGACATGGTTGCCCGTGCCATGAGTTACAAGAGATCCGGCCCACCGTGCAGGTATGCCCTCATCGGCCCTACCCGCGATCAGATTAAGTTGATCGCATGGATGTATCTGAAGCAGTTCACCGCGGACATTCCATCGGTCAAATACAACGAAGCAGACTTGCAAGTCACCCTCCCGAATCAAGCGACCATCCGACTTTTTAGTGGTGATGCCTATGAACGTCTCCGCGGCACCTACATCGATGGATGCATTCTCGACGAGTGCAGTGATCTCGATCCTCAAGCGTGGTACGGAGTCGTCCGGCCCACCCTCATTGATTACAACGGGTGGTGCGTGTTCTCCGGAACACCAAAGGGCCGCGGGTTTCTTTGGCGCATGTGGCAGGAGTCTCTCAGCAATCCCGAATGGTTTTCCCTCATGCTCAAGTCATCCGACTCCGGCATCATCCCTCCCGCGGAGCTAGAAAGCATCCGGCAAGGCACACCGGAACATCTCTTCCGGCAGGAGATGGAGTGCGACTTCTCGGTCGGCAAGCTCGGTGCCATCTATGCTCGACTACTGGAGCAGGCCCGCGGAGAGAGGCGCATCAGCAATGACATCCTCTATCATAAGGAACTCCCGACTTTCACCTCATGGGATATCGGTGCCCCCCTCAACCAACGGGTGTGGGTGTGGCAGATCGTCGGTGACCGGATCGTCATGCTGGAATCTCTCTTTGGGTCTCATGACTGCGGGACACCCGCGGAATGGGTCACCCGCCTGCAAGCTAAAGCATACAACTACGCATCCCATTTTGTTCCTCACGATGCTGCTACTGCCAACGGTGGACTCTTCCAAGGTGCTCTCCTTACTGCCGGACTTTCCAACGTGGTGGCAGTCCCGCGGCAAAACTCCGTGTGGGATGGCATCAATAGCGCACTAGAGGCATTCCCACGCGTCTCCTTCAATGAGCAGGGGTGTGAGCAGGGTATCGACGCTCTCGACCAGTACGCAAGTCGCTCGGAAACCGATGGCATCACGATAAGAGACGTACCCATTCATGACCACGCATCACACGCGGCAGATGCTTTCTCTCTAGCCTTTCAAGCCATTGCCAAAGGCATGGTCGTGGATCGTCGTGCGATCCCTCAGAAGATCAAAATGGGATACCAACCGCAACGTCAGAAAGTGGCGACGATGGGGTTTAGGGGATGAGTGCACATAAGCGGCACATAAGACCCGTCGAGATCGCCGCGGCAGTCTACGACAAAGAACCGTGCGCGAGATCCTTCAAAGAGGATCTAGAGGCCCACCTGCTTGACCCCAATGGCATCGTCATCTCGACTCCATCGCTCTTCCTCATGGCTCGGCCCGTCCTGCACTGGCACCCGTACAAAGCGGTCACCAATCCACACATCCGGTATGCCAATGGCGACTGCTGGCACCTCTACCTCTACGCGGGTGACATGATGTCCGCTTTTAAGCAGGCGACCCATAAGTTGCCCTATGTTTCCTATGAACGTAAAAACTCGTTGCGGGTGTATAGTTGGGATGCTATCTACACCGCATGCGCGAAGCGTTCCTCTCCTTCATATCGGACATCTGTAACCTCTTAACTCCCGAAATGGCATTGGCAGGTGGCATCCCAATGCCTCCAGCACCAACTCGCAAGCCGGACTTACACGTTGCCAAAGGTGGAGGTGGAGGTGGATCAGCTCCCGTGATCCAACCTCCTGCCGCTCCGGTCATCAACATTCCAGCGGCACCAACTCCTCCCCCTCCCCCACCACCACCTACAGCATCTTCCGCGGATGTTGCGATGGCACAGCAACAGGGAGCAGTAAATGCTCAGAAGGGGTTTGGATATAAAGCCTCACTCCTCAAGTCCGGTGACCCCTCGGTCAATACCGCGACCGGAAGCGGATCCCTCTTAGGACGCTAGTATGGATGAAGTTTTGCCCGCAGGTGTAAAGACACCTAAACCCGATAAAAGCAAGACAGCACTCGCCGCATCCGTGCTGGCACGTTGGTCGGCACTAGAGGCAGATCGCAACTACTGGATGAGCATGTGGCAGACACTCGCCACCTATGTCATGCCGCGGAAGAGTTACATCCTCAACAAGCAAATCGGCCCCAACGTAGACCGCGAGACTCAACTCTTCGACACGACCGCAGTCCGCGCCAATCAGATCATGGCAGCAGGCATCATGAGTTACGTCAATGATCCCCACTCAAACTGGGTGCAACTCTCAGCACCGGAAAGCATGGAAGACGCGGAAGGTGTCTGTGAATACTTCGCCGAGTGCACCGAGATTATCTTAGAGGAACTCGGTCGCAGTAACTTCTATAGCATTATCCATGAGGCCCACCTTGAGCGTGGTGCCTTTGGCACATGCGCCATGTTCGTTGATAGTGGAGAGACCGTCCCACTCCTTTTCAAGACCTTTGACGTAGGCACCTTTTGCGCCAGTGAAAACAACGAGGGAATGGTCGATGTCATTCTTGTGCGTAAGGAGATGACCATCCGGCAACTGGTGGAAGAATATGGCATCGAGAACGTCTCAGAACCAACCCGCAAGCAGTATGAGTCGGGTGACGGCAAAAACTACGAGCACAAAGTGGAGATGCTCCACATGATCGCTCCCCGTCCCGAAAAGGATCGCGTGAAGGGTAAGATCGATGGTGAGAATAAAGCCTTTGCCTCCGTGCATGTGGAAGTCAATGCCCGCCACATCCTTCGCAATAGCGGATTTGATGAGCAACCCTTTGTGGTCAGTCGCTTTCTGAAGTGGCAGCAGTCGGTCTACGGGTGGTCACCTTCATGGGTGGCACTGCCGGACGCAAAGCAACTGAATTTTCTGCAAGCCCAGTTAGACAGTCTAGCCGAATTGAGTGCCTTCCCCCGCCTACTCGTGCCGGAAGATATGAACGGAGATGTCGATCTCCGAGCCGGAGGGATCACCTACTTCTCCGCTACCGATCCCAATGCGATTCCCCGTGAGTGGGCAACGGGTGGACGTTACGACATCGGTCAAGACCGTGTCATCATGAAGCAAAGGCACATTGAGGAAGCCTTCAATGTTCCCCTCTTTCAGATGTTTGCTCAAGAGGAGGCCCAACGCAGTGGCACTCCCATTACGGCAACTCAAGTCCGTGCAATGGAATCGGAAAAACTGGTGCTCATCTCTCCTACCTACTCCCGCCTCACCACCGAGCTACTCATCCCACTTGTCAAGCGTGTCTACGGGATCCTCGCCCGCCGGGGACTCCTGCCCCCTCCCCCGCAGGAACTCATCCAACTCAACCCGATGGGTGAGGCATTCATCCCCGAACCGCAGGTGATCTTCAACAACCGGATGTCCATCGCAGTCGGCACCCGTTCCGTGCAGGTGATCGACGATGTGGTCGGATCTGCCGTCCAACTGGCATCAGCAACAGGAGACATGTCTCCTCTCGACAACTTCGACTTCGACAAGATCGTGCGTGAGAAGACCCTCGCCAATGGTGGTGACCCCGACTTCTTACGGGACGTGCAGCAGGTCGCTCAGATGCGTCAGCAGAGGGCACAGCAGGCCGCGCAGCAGGCTCAGATGCAACAGCAGGCCCATCAAGCCGACATCGCTCAGAAGCTCGGTAGCGTCAAGCCGGATACCGCGGCAGGGGCACAACTCCAACGGGGCATGCAGCAATGAGTGGAATCCCCAAGGAGATCCTCTCCTACTCGGTTCTCACCACGGAGGCAGGCGAAGAAGTGGTGAACAATTTGAAGAAGGTCTTCGGCACCGATGCACCCGCCTTCATTGCCAACAAGGAGGGCAACTACGACCCCCTCAAAGCGGCACTAAGGGACGGTCAGAGGCAGGTCATCCTCCACATCGAAGCATGCATTTACAGAGCAACTCATGAAGCACCCAAAACAAAAACAGCACTCAAAGACTGAGACTGAACTCAAGCCGGAATCCCTACGGGAGAATCTGATGTTCATCAAGTGGCACAAGGAGAATTTCACGGAGAAAGAACACTCCGAATTTTTAGCGGGAGGTGTATTGCCACCCCTAATGGACAGCACACCTCAACCCAATGAAACAGAATGAACATCTCAAGCGAGGGAGTCTCGGTGACTCCCGTGGACGGAAACGCACTCCTCGCGTCAAGCGAGGGCAGCAACATCCCGACCCCTACGACAACGACCCCAACAGGGACGGGAAGCCTCATCGACCAGCAAACTGGAGGGAGTTCCTCGACTACACCGACCTCGACTCAGACGGATAGCTCCTCCCCGTGGGCACTCAACGAGAAGGGTGAGTTCGGAGAAGGTTGGCTCGACCGTCTGCCGGACGAGTTCAAGAACGACAAGCAGATCCTCGGTCAGTTCAAGAACCCCGAAGCATTAGCCAAGACCCTCATCAACCAGCAGAGACTTCTCGGAAAGAAGGCAGATGCCATCATCATGCCCAATGAGAAGTCCACACCGGAAGAGTGGGCAGCATTCAACGCAAAGCGTGGGGTGCCGGAGAGTCCCGATGCCTACTCGGTCAAGCCAAAGGATTTACCTGCCGGAGCAGAGTGGAATGAGTCGCAGGCCAAAGAGTTCAACACCCTCGCCCATAAGCTCGGAGTCACTCCCGCGCAGGCCGAGCAGATCATGGCATTCGACCTTGCACGATCCTCTCAAGCCGCGGAAGCGCAGGCAAAGCAGGCGCAGGTCGAGTTTGAGGCGGGCAAGAAGGCACTCGGAGAGGCATGGGGTGACAAGTTCGACACCAACATGGCAGTGGTGAAACGGGCCTGCCAAGTGACCGGACTCGACCCCAACTCAAAGGGTCTCAGTGACCCCGCGGTGGTGGTAGCACTGGAGAGGTTTGCCCGCATGGTGAGCGATGACAAGATCGTCAACTCGGACAGCACTGCCACCTTCATGGCAGGTGCGGCAAAGGCGCGGGATATTCAGATGAACCCTCAGAACCAGTACCATCAGAGGTACGTCAATGGTGATAAGGAGATCAATAAGCTCGTGCTAGATTTGCTCAAGAACGGGTAGTTGCTCGCTCGTTCAAGACGGCCCCCATCTCGATATCGCCACCGCGGGCTACATGCTCCGTGCGAGAGGAGGTGGGGGTTTCTTGTGTCTGAAAATGTTCTCCCATTTTTGCGTTTGGGTTTTGGGAGAACAGATTAGATCCGTGCGCCCAAATGACCCTATGAGGGGATTTCAAGTGCACAGGATAAACAATCTTATTGGATTCGCTCCATGAAATCCTCTTAACTCCGCATTACTTATTGGCAATAAATTACTTATAATAGTTTAATCAACCGATGAGTGAATCGAACACTCGTTTCCCGATAAGCACGGGATCCTACCACTGGATGAATCGGTGATTGAACTGTCTAAGCGTTTCGGTAACCCGCGTTATCCAGCTTAGTAGGAAGTCATCTGGTGATGGTCGCCAGCAACCCCTCTTTCCCTCAACGTCCGAGTATTCCCAGACCTACGGATGATCAGTCCGCTTTAATTGAAAGTAGGAGGTGTGGGGGCACTCTACACAAACCGAGTGTAAAGTGCAATGAGATGTCCAGTTCGTAACTAGTCCGGCTTGCGTTGGCATGCCGATAGGTGTATAGACATTTCAACGCCATCGAAGGATAACCAAATCTTCGGCCCATGTAGGTGGAGTGACCCGATTGAGACTGACCCCATTAGGGACAATCAGAGCAGACCGGACATCAATCCAAACTCGTTTCCGCTAACCAACCCGCGGAGACACACCCACCTACTATCATGCCTCAGACAAACCTCACTCAGATTGATCAGCATTTCGTAATCGCTTACGAGAATAGCTGGCAGCTCCTCCTCCAGCAGCTTGATTCCCGCTTGAAAGAGCGTGTCAAACTCGTCACCGCATCCGGTGCCGCAGTCCGCTTCAACCAGTTGGACAAGATCAGCATGGCAGCAGTCACCGCAAAGAACGTGGCGACTCCTACCATCGACATCACGATGCCAACCCGTTGGGCCTACCCGACTCCTTACGATGTCGCCAACATTGTTGACGAATTCGACGAAATCTTCCTCGGTTCGGTTTCCAACCCAACCAGTGAGATCATGCAGAGTCAAGTCGCCGCGTATAACCGTACCGTGGACAGCATCATCAACACTGCTGCCACAGGTTCCGCTACTCAAACTGCCTCCAGCTCCTCCGGTATCCAGACGACATCGTCTGTTGCCTACGACACGACCAACCAGCAGATCGCAGTCAATCGCGTTCCCTTTGGTGGCACCGCAGTCAACAGTGGCTTGACCATCGACAAGGTGCGTTATGCCAAGTTCAAGTTGGATTCCGCAGAGGTTCCTCTTGAGGATCGAGTGCTCGTTATCAGTGCCGCTGAGATCGCCGATCTCTTGAGCACGACAGAGGTTACCAACCAACTCTATAATAGCGTTCGCGCTCTTGTGGATGGACAGGTTGATTCCTTCCTCGGTTTCAAGGTGATCCGCTATGAGGGTCTCACCACGGCAGGCACTCCGAAGCTCCGTACCTGCTTCGCCTATCACAAGAACGCTCTCGTTCTCGTGGACGGTGGACGCAAGACCTACATGGATATTCGCGCTGACTTGAGCCACGGTCTGGCAATTCGTTCCACCGCGGTCATCGGTGCCACCCGTCTGCTTGACAACGGTGTGGTGACGATCCTCACGGACACGACCAAGCAGTAGTTCCTCCCAAGTCGGGGGTGGGGTCTCATCACGGGACTCCACCCCTTTCTTTTAACCCAACATTTTCTCTATGGATTCAACGACCATCTGCAATCTCGCACTCTCCAAAATCGGAGATCAGTCGATCACTAGCCTTGATGACAACACGTTGGAATCCCGTTTCTGCAAACTCTTCTATCCGGTTGTTCTCGCTCAAGTGCTGATGCAGAACACATGGAACTTTGCCACCGTGCTCGCCAACTTGTCGCGGAACTCTGTGGCACCTATTTTCGATTGGAACTATTCCTATCAACTCCCTGCTGACTTTGCCCGCATCGTGAAGTTCAATAGCTTCTCTTCGACCGATGCCATTGCCAATTACGAGATCAACGGATCCACCCTACTCACCGATGAGGAAGCTGCATCCATCGCGTACATCTCCAACGCCCCCAATGCGTCTACATTCACACCATCTTTTGTGGAAGTGTTTGCCCTGCGTCTAGCTGCCGAGCTTGCCAAACCGCTTGCCGGATCTCTCGACCTCAAGAACCAACTTTTAGGGGAGTTTAAGGTGGCGATCGCCGAGGCAGGACGCATCGATGCCAACTCCACCCGCCCTCGCAAGATTGAACCGTGGCTCAACTCACCACTTGTGCGTAGCAGGTTCGGAGGAATGCTCGCGTGATCCACGACCTCATTTCCTCCTTTAACGCGGGAGAGTTAAGTCCCTACCTCTCCTCGCGTACCAACCTCGACAAATATCGCTCCGGTTGCTCTACCTTAGAGAACTATCTCATCACCCCCTACGGGCCTGCTAATAGGAGATCCGGCACAGAGTATTTAGGATCGGCAAAAACATCGGCAACTCGGTGCCGTTTGATTGGTTTGAACCTTTCCGATGCCAACCGCATCGTGCTGGAGTTGGGAGTGGGATACATGAGGTTTTGGAAGGATGGTGCCCTCATGACGCACCCCGTTTCCGCAACATGGAACGGTGTCGCCTACACGACCACATCCGTGCTTGAGGCAATCGGGATCACCTACGCCTCCACTGCCACCGCGCCCGTCTATGCTGCATCCTCCGGCTCAGTAGGCACTCCGGTGCCCTACACCGAAAGCGATCTCCGGTCTGTTGCCATCGTGCAGGTGAACAACGTGACCTACATCACGCACCCCTCCTACCCTCCGATGCGTCTTTCCTATTGGGCAACCAACTCTAACAACCCTCCCTTCACAGTGGGTGAAATCCCGTGGGCATGGGCACCGATGGGTGACATCAATGCGACCAGCACGACACTCCTCCCCTCCGCATTGACGGGAACCATCTCACTCACGGCATCCACTGCCACCTTCAACGCCAACCATGTGGGATCCTATTGGGAACTCGCACACCCGAACCCGACCCAACTCATCGACCAATCTCTTCTAGTCAACACCGCGGGCACGACTGCCATCACGGTGCTCGGCAAATGGTCTCTTCAAACTTTCGGAACGTGGACGGCAACCATTTCCCTCCAGCAGTCTGACGATAACGGAACCAACTGGAGAACGATTCGCACCTATTCCAGTAAGAACGACTACAACGCGATCTCCTCCGGCGAGGTGGTCGCCACCTGCCTCATGCGTCTTGTGGTGGCGGGATCATCCATCACGGGTGCGTCAACAGCACCGCGTGTCGTTTTCAATCCCATCGATGCGACATTGAAAGGATTCGTGAGGGTGACGGGTTACACCTCCCCAACGGTTGTCACCGCACAGGTTGTGAAAACTCTCGGATCGGCAACAACCACGACGATTTGGAAGGAAGGAGCATTCTCCGCTGCAAACGGATACCCATCCTCCTGCTCCATCCACGAGTCTCGGATCATCTACGCGGGCACCTCCGCGGCCCCTTCCACCATTTGGGGATCGTACACCAACGACTTTGAAAACTTCCGGCAGGGTGCCTACGACTCCGATTCCTACTCCTTCACGCTTGCCAGTAACTCCGGTGGGCGCATCCAGTGGCTAACCAGTAAGACGGGCCTGCTGGTCGGCACCACCCAAGACGAGTGGTCTCTCTCCTCTTCCGATGGGACTAGACCCCTCACCCCGACCAACGTGCTGGCAAAGCGGCAGAGCAAGTACGGGTCTGCCGGACTACCTGCCCTCATCATCAACGACACCGTCATCTACCTCCAAAAGATGGGCCGGAAGTTGCGCGAGTTCGTCTACACATGGAACTCGGAGACATGGGTCAGTAACGACATCACCGCACTCGCGGAACACACGACCCGCGGAGGGATCGTGGAGCAAGCCTACCAACGTGTGCCGGATGCCCTCCTTTGGATTGTCCGCACGGACGGGCAACTGGTCAGCATGACCTACGAACGCGAGCAGCAGGTGGTCGGATTTAGCAGGCACACCACGAGTGGTGGATCCTTTGAATCGGTTGCCACCATCAACGGAGTGAATGGTGAAGACGAAGTCTATGTGTCCGTGAAACGAGTCATTAATGGGGCTACCGTCCGCTATATCGAGCGTTTCCGAGTTGGAATGCGCGATGCTCTCGACAATGCCGACACCTCCAACTGGTGGTATCTCGATGCCGCAGTGCTGAAGACGTTCGGATCTCCCACATCCACTATCACAGGACTCTCTCACTTAGAGGGTCAGACCGTGTCTGTATGGAGCGACAATGCCGTAGGATCGCTTATTGTGACGCAACCGACCGTAGTGTCCGGAAGCATCACCTTGCAGTCTCCTGCCTCCTCCGTGCTGATTGGACTACCCTACACCTCGACGCTTACGCCGATGATGTTGCAGAAGGATTTGCAAGACGGCACTTCCGCAGGTCGCCGGATGCGGATCAACAAGATGAATGTGAAGGTCTATAATTCTCTCGCGGGCGAGTACTCGTCCGATGGGGTGACATGGTTCCCGCTAGTGAGCAGGCACCTCTCCGACGACATGGATGAACTCCCTCCGGTCATCCTCGGATACCAACGTGTCTCGGTCTCTTCCAACTGGAAGGATGGTGTGGATATCAGTATCCGGCAGACCCTCCCGATGCCCCTCACCGTGGTGGCTATTGCGGCAAGTTGGGATTCCTCGGAGGCGGGTCAGTAGTGGCTTGAGGTGTATATATGGTTATGCTACAAGAACGACTCATGGATCTCGCTACCACTCCTATCACTCACAAGAGGAAGATGGACATTCTAGCAGGAGAATGCGCGAAACTCCCGCAGGCAGACTTTGAGATGATCCACCACTTCACGGAGGGTCTCTATGTACGACAGGGAAATGTTCCTGCTGGTCAGTTGTGGTGCACCCGCACCCACAAGACTCAGCACCCGTTCCTGCTTCTCAAGGGCAAGATCGAGGTGGTGAACGAAAAAGGTGACCATGTGATGCTTGATGCCCCCCACATGGAGATCACCGTGCCGGATCGTTGCAGGGTCATCATTTTCCACGAGGACTCGATCCTCATGACTATCCATGCCAATCCCACCAACGAGACTGACCCCGATGTCATTGCGGAGGAAATCACCTACTTTGATAACGATCTATTGCCGCAGGGGTTCCGGCAGTCGTACCTAACACGGGAGGCACTGCCATGTTCCCCGTAAGCACCATTGCATTGGGAGTCACTGCTGCTGCCGCTGTCGGTGGTGGAGCTTACTCCATCTACTCTTCACAGCAGTCTGCCGGAGCACAGAGGGGTGCCGCGGCATCCAACGCAGCTTTGCAAAAGCAGCAGGTCAACGCACAGGCAGCAGTCTCTAAGTTTCAAGCCGACCTTAACTACAAGTCCGCGATGGCGCAGGCAGATGTCTCTGATGCAAATGCTAAGGCATACCATCAGTCTGCACGAACAACCGAGAGCGTGGGTTTTGAGCAGGGAAGTCGGATGATTCAGCAGGATGAAGTGGTCAACTCTGCTGCAAAGGCATCCTATGGTGCCAGTGGCGTGACTGTTGATTCCGGTGCCCCCGTGGTCGTAGCAGCATATAATGCAGGGCAGCAGCAACTTGCCCGCATGGATCAAGCCTACAACACCAACTTGCAGGCAATGGACACCGATTGGAAGGGTGCCATGTCCTCCTATCAAGCAACACTCACCCGCGAGACCGCGAAGCAGTTTCAGTACGCGGGCGCAATGGCAGATTGGTCACAGAAAATGGGCATTATGGGTGCCAACGTCCAGCAGCAGGCCGCTAACAATGCAGCAGATGCCACAGCAATGGGAGGCATCTCCTCCGCAATCTCCAGCATAGGGCAAGCAGCATCCTCTTTTGGATCTGCCGCGTACTACGCTCGCAACGACACCGGATCTCTTATGAATGCTCCAAAGACTTACTCAAATGCAGGTGGAGTTCAATATACGTCAACTCCCTACTTTACCAAGTTGGGGTCTCACTAACCCCTAGCAAAGAAATCACATGGCAGTCATCCCGTTAAAAGAAGTGCCCAATGCCCCGCAGGGTGTGTTTACCCCTATTGCAGACTACCGATTCCCAACCGATCAAGTCGGAGATCAAGCGAAAGGAGAGATCGCTCGCGGGTTCCAAGGGGTCATGCAAGACCCACGCAATGCCGGACTCAAGTACGATGCACAAGCAGCAATCGGAAACGCAACGGCACGGACAACTTCTGAGATTGCCGGAACTGCCATGCAGATGGATTCCTATGACAAGCAGAAAGGGCAGAAGCTCGCTTACGATTCCGGTCTTATCAAGCTGACGCAAAACGAGACGGCAGCAACTAACAGATACAACGAACTCCGCGCCAACCTTCCGGTAGCTCAATGGCCCGCTGCATATGTGCAGGCATTTGGTTCAGATGGAGAAAAGTTGCTTAATGGTCATAATGGTCAGAACGGACTAGATAACCGAGAAATGAAGGTAATGATCCCACATGCCATGCGTGTTTTCCACACGGGCATGCAGCAGGCGAGCACTCAAGCCTTTGTCAACCAGCAACAAGAGGATGCTGCAATCGCAACGCAAGATTTCAGTAATAAACTTACAACCGCAAAAACACCCAAAGAGGTGGAAGGTCTCAAGCCATTGCTGGATGCCTATCAGAGTAAAGGCAACTTCTCTAAGTCGCAGGTAATCTCGTTCCAAACAGCAATACAAACCCGCGGTGAAACACTGGGATGGGTGCAGGGACTTCAAGCTGAAAACGACCAATTCATGACGGGGCAATCAAAAGATGTTCAAGGCCCAACCCTCAAGAGGTTACAAGATGCAGCAGACAAAGAGGTCGGGATTGGCAATCTCGACGCGGAACATGTCAAAAAACTAGCAAAGTCGGGAACGGCAATGGCTAACGACACCGTATGGACGATGGCGGGTCATTACATGGATCAGTTCAAGTCGGGAACTCTCACTAGCGTTAACCAACTTGAGAAAGACACGATATTCCAAAATATGCCATCCGATGTGCGGAATGCCGTCTACAAATATGTGGCGCAACCATATCTCGGAACTCCGCAGGGAGAGATCAACCGCAAAAACGGTCAGAGTAAGGTGGACAGTTTCCCGCCTACCGATGGGAGTGATGTCGGCAAGGCATACTACGCAACTCAGATCCAACTGATGTCTACGGTTCCGGCTCCATTCTTAGATGACCAACTCAAGACGCTTGAAAAGAAAAGGTTAGAGATGTCCGAAAATGGGGGCAACCTCAAGCCGGAAACTCAGATCGTCACCGATGTTGCTCGTGGTGTGAAGGCTCACTTGGTCGGAGGCACCTTTGGGCCTTACGCGGCAACCCCTACCGATACGCAAGAGGCGACTGATTCCAATAAAGCCGCAACCAAAGCGGAGGGGATTCAAGTGCAGGTTCTGTCGGGAGGTAAAATCGGACATGACACCTACCCTTCCGGCCCTCCATCTACCCCAAAGGAGGCAGCAGACCGACTTGATTCCGCGATGAAGAAGTACCAGCAGGGTGCCGATGCCTCCTCTCTCTTTAATAAGCCAGCACCAAAGCACGGGCCTATCTATAACTGGTTCCACGGGCAGGCGAACAATAATCCCGTAATCCCTATTGATGCCGTAGGAACAACCTACGGATATAAATCCGATCCCTACATGGATTCCAACACAAAGATGGGTAAAGGAGACCATGAGAATAAACTCGTGGATCAGACTGATAACGGTGGGAGTGTTGGATTCTCACGCGAGATCAAGCGGAAGATTAAGGCAGAAGGCATCAAGAAGGGTGACCCGATCATCTTGCACCTCGATGACGGCACGATGGTTGCGGCAACCAACGACGATACAACTGAGGAGGGACTCACAAAACGTGCAGACTTCTATAACACCCGCGGAGAGAAAGCTAACCCCTACCAAGACCGAAAAATAGTCGGTGTGCAAAAAGGCTAACCATTCATGGCTGAAATTACCTACGCACCTCAGAGTTCTGAGGTTCCCACCACGGCACCACTTACTGAGGAGGGACTGCAAAAGCAGGAGCTTACCAACAAGTTTGATTCCTTCACCACCTCGCCGGAGATGGCGCAGGCAATGAAGGATGACAACGGGGCTAACCTCCGACCATTTGGCACCGACCTCACTCAAACGGAACCCTACCAGCAGCAGGAGTCCCGCGTGAAGGCAATGCTCTACGATCCGATCAATCTCGGAGGGCAGGCAGAGCAAGCGATCCTCAACTCCCAAAAGACCACCGATTCGCAGGGGTATCGTGATCAAGTCGCCTCCTACGCGGCAGTGGCTCACCTCACGGGTTCACCCATCCAAGACGTTGTCGATAACTTTGGCTTTTATCAGTCCGCACTTGAGAAGCAGTACAACTTTGACCCTACCGACAATGTCGGCACGTTCCGCAACAACATTGCCGGAGTGTTCCAGCAGCACGACAAACGGGTCTCTGCCCTTGACGGTCTCAAGTCGCAGGCAATCAACGATGCCTTTGAGGATGCCGACAAGGGAATGTCAGTTCCAGCATTGACCCGTTTCAGTAACTGGCAGTCATCGCACGAGGATGCCCTTAAAGGACTTTCTGAGAGCGAGAGGTTCAATGCCTTCAATTCGGTGTACAAACCGATTCAGCAGGCACTCAACACACCGGAAGGGGCACTAGCAAAGAGGTTTGTTGACGCTCTCACTGGAAACACAAAAGAAGCGAAGGCATCCGACTACAGCAAAGAGTTCCCAACATTTACTGACCCAAAGCAGTACCTCCGCGGGCTTAACGCGGATGATCAGACGAAAGTCCTTACGCTTGCGCGGCAATACCTCAAGAAGCAGGGTGCCGATTCCGGTGTACTTGCCGAACTCAACGGTCTTGCCGATTCCTTTTCTGCAAGTGCGGAAAGTTATGGTCGGATAACAGATGTTCATACCCTCATCAAGTTAGAGGAGCAGAGGGACGCGGCAACAGATCCCGCGGAAAAGGATAAATTCCAACAGCAGTACAACGACATTCTTCTAGCTCAAAAGGTTCGCCAGTTTGCAACCGCAGAGTTGAATGCCCCACCTGCACACTACGGGTGGAAGGGATCCGTCAGCAAAGTCGCTAGTGGTGTCGTTGGGATGATCCCACAAGTTCTCCCGTTTATGGTGCCATATGTCGGAGAAGTAGCATTTGGACTCAATGAGGTGAGCAATCTGACCCTCAAGCACATGCAGGAGAACCCCAACATGACGGCACGGGAGTCGTTTGAGCGTTCCATTGTGCCCGCGGCCCTCTCGACGGTGATCGGCACCAAAGCGATCAAGCTACTCGGAAAGGTTGCCCCCTCCGTAGTGGGTGTCATCAAGCACTTCGCCGGATCGACGGTGCTCCTCTCTACCGCAGAGGGAGTCAAAACCCTCTATGCCCAACTGGAACATGCGTGGAACAAAGACATCAACGCGGGGCAGCAGTTTGCCGCAGAGTATTTGGAAACCCTCAAGAATGTCCCGTATCTATTTGTGGAGTTGGGCATCTTCGGAGCCGCGGCACACATTGCCTCCCGTGGGGGAAAGGTAGATCCAGAAGTGGCAACGCAAGCCGCAAAGAACGCGGCAGACCCGATGGCACTAAAGGAGCAGGGATTCTCACACGATGAGGCGACCCGCATCTCCGATCTGCCGGAGGATCAACGACTTCAAGCCATTGGTGAAGGGTGGGATAAGCGCACTAAAGAGGACATCGCCGCGGGAACCCAACTCATCAAAGACAACTACCAGCAGATCGTTGACACCATCAATGCGCCGGATGCCCCCAAACTGGTCAACAACTTCGACGGCACCTTTAGGGTGACCACCGTTGACGCGGAAGGTAAGGAGCATGCCTCGACCTTTACGGATCAGGAAGCAGCAGAGACTGCCTTCACAATGGCGATGCAGGATCACTTGATCGAGAAGCAGGCAAAAGAGGAGAAGGATGGCAATGATTGGACAGGATCCACCGCGGAGGATGCTAAGACTGTACTGGATGAGGGACGGCAACCGGAGGTCGCGCAGGATCCACTCCCCGACGATACGTTGGATGAACTCCCAATGGGAAAAGATCCAGTTCCCACCACCAATGAGGAGGTGAAGCAGCAACTCCAAGACTTCCTCTCCAACCGCGCAAGCGGAGAGAGCGGGTTTTTAGACATCACACCGATCTACGACAAACTCTCTGAGTACGGGAAGTCGATCTACGAGAAGGGGCAAACTTTTGCGGATTGGTCAAAGCGGATGATCTCGGAGTTTGGCGAAAAAGTGAAAAGTGTCCTCGGTAAAATTTGGAACGGATACAAGTCACTCGGCAATGCCGGATCCATCGGCGGGAAGGCAGATGATTTTGCTGCAAGAGTTGAGAAAGCTAAGACCGAGACCAAAGCAGAAATCATGCAGCAGGCAGGCATTGATGAGTCGGGTCTTGCGTTCTTGCGGGAGGCAGTTGGTGACGCAAAAACCAATCTAGAGAAAAAACAGAGCAGACGAGAGGGAACTGGCGTTGCCAAGAATCAGCTTACCCGCTTTCACGATTCTGATGGGCGCACGATTGTTGTGGGAGCAGATCCAAAGCAGGGAGGAAAACCCTTTGAGGATTGGGTGAAGGAAAATGATCAGTGGTTAAAACCCGCGGAGATTGCAGACTTTAGAAAGTGGTACACTGAACTGAAGGGGAATTTCACCCATATCTTTGGTGAGGATGCACCCACAATGATGATGGCATGGCTTGCCGCTCAACAGAACGTTTCTCCCTCCGGTGCTCTTGGGAATGTCTTCAAAGTAGAAGACCGTCTTGCTGGAATTGGCACGGGCAAGAAGGGTGGTCTCGCAGATGAAAAGATTGAGGGGATTCTGACCAATACGATACCGGAAAAAGGATTCGGGCAAAAGCTAACCGATTTTGTGGATGCTGGATTCCAACGCCCCACACGCACCTATATGGGTGAACATCTCGCGGGTGGAATGCCCTTTGTGGCAGACGTTCATACCGGACGAGACAGTGGACATGTTGATCAGCAAACGCTTACCCGCCTCAAAGAGATGGCAGATGAAGGCAATTTATTCGTGGGAGATAAATCAGTATCCATTGATGTGCTGGAATCTAAGACGGTGACCAAAAAGATGGAGGATGGATCCACTAAAGAGACAGTTCAGCCGGAACGCATAAGCGTAAAAATCAAAGGCAAGAAACCATTCGATATGTTTGTCGATCAACGCGGATCCCCAAGTGATGGTAACTATGAGGGAATCAGTGAGTGGGGCAACAACCTCACCGATCACCTCAACAAGCAAGAGTGGGAAGGTGGTGGGTGGAATCCCGCAGAGGTTCAAGCAGTTGGTTGGATGAGGATCCTGCGACAGTACGGATTGCCGGAACCAACGGTTGCAACGGCACTCGCCCACAACACTACCCACATCTACGCAGAGGTGAACTACTCCAAGGGCAATCGATTGCCCGCAGCATTCCCAGATTTATCGACGCTTCCAATGGAGGCTCAGACGGCAATCACGCATCAAGTCATCTCAACTGCTGTGCCGGAACTGGCGCAGATTATTGGCGGGTCAATGCGTGTCCGCTCCGTTTCGGCGACCAATGGAAGGTGGGGAGGTGAGTCATCTCCAAGCACCGCAATCGAAGTTCTTGCCAGTTCAGAGTCTGCTGCATTGCTTGGAAACGCTTTAGCACTTGTTTCCGAGCAGGGTGGAAGCATGACTGCAATCTTTGAAAAGGGGGGCAAGAACAGTTCCGCGATTTTCTTCCATCCCGAAGACGGAGGAAAGTTAACTCCAGAACAACTGGAATCCTTAGCAAAGGAAGCGGGGATTTCCGGCATGACTGTCCAGCCCTACAGAGATGGAGAGCGGGTCATGCTGGTTGGAACCAAGAAAGGAACCCTTACACCAAAGGGACTCACGGAAAAGCAACGGGATGACATGACACAAAAAATCAGTGCATGGGCTGAACGAGAGGGTGTAGATTTAATCGTAGACAGAACACAAACAACAATAGATGCCAATGAAAACAACTGGAACACCCAACAAGAAGGGGAGAATTACCGTCAACGACTTATCGACGGAGGAGGCAATAGCAAAGTACGGGACATCCTTAATTTTCGTGGGAGGTACGCAGAAATCGTCAACGATGCCATCGAACAACATGCCCCCGACTCCCTCACCGGAACCCGCGAAGAACGACTCTCTAGATTCTCAGATCCAACCGTAGAAACCTCAACAGGGTCGGAGAGTGCGCCATCTAATGGGCCTCCCTCAAAGGAGCAGCAAGCGGCCAACATCCGTTCCCGCCTCAAGTCGCAGGGAGGGTTCATTGACCCAACAATTCTTGAGGACATCTACCGATACGGTGAGGGCATCTATAAGAAGGGTGTTGAGTATGTAGACTTTGCCAAACAGATGATCTCGGATCTCGGCAACCACGTTGCCGGAGTGCTGAAGCAACTGTACGATGCTTACAACGATGCTTACAAGGGATCACGGTTTTCATCAGAGGCCGGATCAATCAACATTACCCCAATCATTAGGGGTGTCACTCCCCCTCCCCCAACCCTCCGCGAGAAGACTGAGGAATCCCTCACCAGACTCAAGAGCACGATGCGCGATCTTCCCGCGGCTTCCCCATTTAAGAAGGCACTCCTCAAGTGGTCGGCACGTTCTCAGCGATCCACCAACGACATTGAGAGGGCGCAGCACGACATCGAAACGGTTGCCCCGCAGCAGGCGACCCGTGAAGGGATCACCAACTGGATTGAGGCGGGTGGCGACAAGTCACTCCTTCGCCTGCGGGCTAACGGCACAACGGATCCAAAGCTCAAAGCGGGATACGATGCAGCACTGGCATTCACGCCGGAGCAGGAGAAACTAGCAGGCAAGATCCAGCAGACCTTTGACGTTCTCAAGAAGAGGGCAGAGGCATACGGGATCGAGATGGGGTACAGGGAGAACTACGTTCCCCATGTCTACAAGACCGAACCGCAACCCCCATCCGGTTCCACACCAAAGCGTCTCGATGAGTTCTTCAAGTTTTCCCAAGAACGCACCTTTGATAGCTACCACGAGGGAGAGCAGCACGGGTATGAGCCGGAGACCAAAGACATTGCCAAACTACTCGGTCTCTACATGAACGACATGAACAACGCGATCAACTCGCGTAGGTTCGTTGAGGAACTCCGCGGATTGAAGGGTGCTGACGGTCGCCCTCTCGTCTCTGCCCGCGGTTCCGGTAAGGAGACCACAACAGCTAATGGCACCACGCATTTGGTCTATCCAGACGCGGCAGATGAAGGCACGGAAGACTACAAGAAGCTCGACCAACCCGCCCTTCACGATTGGAAGTTTGCGGGGCAAGACTCCTCCGGCAACAACGTGCTCACTAAGGGTGATCTAGCAGTTCATCCCGAAATTGCCCAACATCTAAACAACGCTCTCTCCTCCTCCGCAATCACACGCTACCTCGGAACAAAGACTGAGAACCCCTTCCATAACGCGGTCAAGGGAACGGCAAACGTCCTGCTAAAAGCTCAGAGTTACGTCAAAGGGACGATGCTTTCTCTCTCACCCTTCCATCAAGTGCAGGAAGGTATTCACGCAATCGGTCATCGGGTCAGTCCGTTTAACGGTCTCCCAAAGATCGACCTACGAGATCCCGCTCAACGCGATGCCTCCGAGCACGGTCTCATGCTGGCGCACGACCGCTTGAGTCAGTCCCTCTTCATGGAGGGTGTCGGAGACAACAACTCCAACCTTTTGACGATGGGCCTCCGTAAGATCGGGTGGGGTGTTAGCACAAAAGCCGCGGACACGCTTGATGCCTACCAGCACTACCTCTTCTCGCAGTACATCCCTGCCCTCAAGTTCAACACCTACACCCATATTCTTGAGAGGAATATGGACAGGTATAAGGCCGATCTTGCCGCGGGTAAGGTGGATGAGTGGCAGATCAAGAACCTCTCTGCGCGGCAGTCTAATGCTGCCTACGGTCACCTCAACTACACGGACATGGGTCACAACCCAACGATCCGGCATGCCGCACAGATCATCCTACTGGCACCCGATTTCTTAGAGGCCCGCGCCCGCTTCGTAGGGCAAGCAGCAAAGGGGCTTGTGGGAGGTAAAGTAGGAACGGAGCAGCTTCAAGCACTCGCCTTCCTCGCCATGACTCAGTTCATCGGTGCCCGCATCTTCAACAAGCTGACCAATGATGACTACGAGTGGAAGCACCCATTTGAGATCCGAGTGGATAACAAGTATTACGGACTCCGATCCGTGCCGGAGGACATGTACAAACTTGTCTCCAATACTACGGGATTCATCGGAGGACGTATTTCACCACTCTTCGGCAAGTTCGTGCAGGAAGGAGTCTTTGGGGTCAACTACCGTGGTGAACGCACGAGCGTGGGAGATGCCATAGGTGACATCATGGCGGGAGTCGTGCCGATGGCCCTTCAACCTCTCGTCAGTGAGTGGACATCAACTGGACGGGCACATGACCTTTCATGGTGGGAGCAGATTCTCGCGTCCGGTGGTGTTCAGATCCACCGTTACTCCCCTATCACCACAGTCTATCCAATGGCGCATGATTGGGTGAAAGCTAACTACCCCGAAGACGTACAAAAGGGCAGTTACCCCGTCTCCAAGTACCAGCAACTCCGCTACGCACTGGAAGACAACGACACGGAGAAAGCCCATAAGGAGGTTGATAAACTGATTGCCGGAGGCATGAAGAAGCACGATGTCGCTACGGGATTCAAGTCGAGCATTGATCACCCATTCACGGGCAGCACGAAGCACGATAAGGAGTTCTACAAATCTCTCGATGAGGATGACCAGCAACGGTATAAAGCCGCGGTCGAGCGTAGAAAGGAGATCCTCCATCGGTTCCACAGCATGAACCGTGTGCCCGCCGACTCAGAAGAGGCAACCTCCGAATAAAAATGAGAGATGTCCAGTTCTTACAGGTTGCACTCCTCTTTTGAGGGGTGTATATATTCCCACGATGTCACTATCTTCCTCCACATCCTCCGTATCCTACACGGGCAATGCGTCCACGGTGACGCCATATGTGGTCTCCTTTCCCTTTTTCGATGCCTCTGATCTAAAGGTTTATTCGGTAGACTCTGCCGGAACCTCGACCCTCCTTACCCTCTCAACCAATTACACCGTCACTGGTGGCAATGGTTCAACGGGATCTATCGTAACCACAGCGGCAATTCCCGCGACCTCAAAGGTCATCATCTCCCGTTCTGTCCCCTACACGCAACTGACCTCACTCACCACGGGTGATCGTCTGCCTGCTGCTAGTCTTGAGAAGGCTTTAGACAAGCTCACAATGGAGGCGCAGCAGCTTGCTCGCCTTGCACCTCCTGACCCTTCCGTAACAACGGGATCGGCCCCATTTGTTTTAGGCATTGGTTCCACTGGCGCAACTCCTGCGTGGGTTCCGCAATCTGCTTCTGCTATTGCTGACGGGGCTATTACTGCCACCAAGATTGCGCCTATCGCTGCAACTGGTAGCACGACAGCTCGCACCCTACCAGATCGTTTTGCAGACATCATCAACGTCAAGGATTTTGGTGCTGTAGGTGATGGCGTTACTGATGACACTGCGGCAATTCAATCGGCTCTTACTAGGGCAACTGCGATTGATAATTGTTGTGTCTATATTCCCTATGGAAAATACAAGATTACGGCATCGCTCAATCTTCCAACAGCAAACAACATCTTTATCAAGGGAGATGGGCAAGGTGCTAGTAATCTTATTTTTAGTAACAATAGTGGTTTGAGTGTTACTTTACTTGGTTTCTCACAG